GCCGCGCATATCGCACAGCACAAAACGCCTGTAACGAACTTCTCAACCTCAGCCGCACCGGCCCAAGACGAAGGCAAAGCCCTCGATATCCGCAACTGGAAACGCAAAGCAAAGCGAAACCGGAAGGCCGCGTTTAATCCAGATCACCTATCAGCCCACGAGACTTCCGTTATCATGGAGCGAATTGCCGAAGGTCGTGACTTAGAGGACGTATTTAAAGCCCCTTTCACGGGTTTTTAGAAGGTACTACCGACGCCGTAGATAGTACCGAATACAAGGCGCTTGATCCGCTACCTAAAACGCGGGCAGGGGAGGACGAGTATATGGCTGAAATTCAGCGTATGCGGGATTCTGTAGAGGATGATACCGCAAAGCTATTCACGGATGCTATTGACAAGCAGATTCAGGCGGTCGCTTCCGCGATTGCGGGCGGTCGGTCCCACCCTGAAAACGCTGTCAAGACTACGCCAATGACGGAGGCATACGCCGAAGCATATAGAAGCGTGTTTATGTTATTTGCGGAAACGCTATATAATGCCTTAGAAAGTAAGGTGAAACCCGCCAAAAGCATTAAAGATTTCACCGAGGAACAGGCGGCGGCGTGGAATGCAGAGGTTGCGGCGTTCCTAGAGGAGCATGGCGGTCAGCGCGTGAAGATAATGAACCAGACCACGAAGGACTTAGTGGGCCGCGTAATGAAGGAGGCGCAAGAAAAAGGCTGGGGGCCGGACAAGGCTGGCCGCGAGCTACGTAAGAAGTGGAAGGACTTAGAGATATATCGCGGGGTCCGTATTGCGAGGACTGAAATACTTAGCGCATCCAACCACGGCGCGGTTGAGGCGATGAGGTCTATAGACGAATTGTACCCCGATATTGGGATGGGTAAGAAGTGGAAGACAAATATAGATAACGATACCCGCCGAAGGCCACGAGATGAGTACGACCACGTAAACATGAACGGGAAAGAGGCGGGGCTGGACGAGACTTTTACGGTCAACGGGGAATCATTAAGTCAGCCCGGAGACTTCACAAACGGCGCGGGCGCGGGCAATGTCATCAACTGCCGATGCGGTATCATTCCAACAACAACAGAACGTTAATGGAGCCAAATGGTGAAATATCGGCAAGACTCGTGAGTGCTTTGGTTGATCTCAATATCTCAATGGAGTCCGTGTCACACGCCCGCAAATGCCTACACGAGATGATAGATAGCGGAACGCCGGAGGAGTGCAAGACAATGGCCTATGCCATGAGGGATGAATACGCATTAATAGCGGTACGGCTTCATAAACTAGGCGCGGCCTTTTCGGTTGCATCACACCGGGTACAAACAATGATTGATAATATAGACTAATGAGCGACTTATTAAACCACATAGCTGGGCAGGTTGATAAGATCGCCGATACCCAGACAGCACACGGAGAACGATTGACAGCAATCGAAACACACCAGAAGATACGCATCGGCTGGCGCGGGGTCTGTATTGCCATTGTCGGGCTTCTACTCACAGCGGCGGCGCTGTTTATACCGGGCGGTTGATGCAAATACTGTACATAGCAATAATATCATGGATACTTTGGAGGTTAGGCAAATGAACGGCAAGGGAGACAAACCGCGTCCTATGCAAATCACCGAAGCTGAATGGGTTAGCAACTGGGAGGCTATTTACGGGCCTTGTGAGCCGAATGAGGAACTAAAGGCCGCGAAGTCTTTGCGTGAAGCGGTACAGATGGAAATATCTGACCGTATTTATACATCTTATGAACTCGAACAACTAAAAGAAAAGAAATAACATGGCATTCGGAATAAAGGAACACAATGAAGCGAAATTCCAAGCTCTAATTGCGTCGGGGATTGGCTATATGTCTTTTCATAACGCCGTTGGCGGACGTAGGCACTACGCCCCAGTATCGGTTAACCTGTTCAGCAAGGATACAGAAATCAATGATATGAACGGTTACGCCATTATATGGTATGGAACAGGCGATAAAACAGCGTGGCAAGTATCGAAACGCAAGAAAAGTGTACGTGTGGACGGGGTTGAATATTCTAAGCTGAAAGGCTTTCTGGATTACTTCCAAATCGAGCCGCTAATAACGACATGAAATACCATAACAGAGTTGCCGCGCTAACTGGGACGGCGATATTAGTAGGCGGTGCGGTGGGGATGGCTACCGCATTCGCCTGGTTCCAGTTCGTAGTGAGGAAGAAGCTATGAAAAGATTATTTCTTGTCCTCATCCTTGCAATTCCGGCGAACTACTCCACAATTGCAATGCAAGCGCCCGACGTTACCACATGGAACGTATCTTCTGCGGTCCCTATCACAAAGGACTTCGTTTTTATACACCGGGTAGATCCCATATCTGATGCGGAAGCATTTGTAGTCTATAAGATCCCCGCTAAAAAGGGCGCAGACTACCGGTATGTTGCAACACATACAAAGGTGGGCCAAACGTGCTACAATCTCGACAGGGATGCCCGTAACGGGTTCAGCGTACCGGTTGCATATGAAACGCCATGCAAGCTATTCGACCGACTCAGGGTTGCGTTTGATGCGTATCAATCGAAGCCATTAGACCAGATGCCGAAACTATAGTGACCGAACCCAGCGCCGAATTAGTGAGAGCCGTCCTATCAGGTTTGCGCGAAGTGTGTAAAGGTGATATATTGGAGTTACGTATCGCAAAGGCGCAAGGATGCGTTCAGGTCATGAGGACCGATAAGAAACGATTCGGGAACAAAAAGAGAGTCGGGACATAGTTAATAGTTGACCAGACATTAGGCGCGGGTTCATCATACCTTCTCTCCCAGTTGGTCCCTTGCTGGGCGTCGAATAGGGACACTCTTTTCCGCATTGCGGGCAACCTCTTAACAGGATTACGGGGCTATTTACCGAAAGGTAGGTGGCCCCTTTTTGCGTTTATGGAAAATTTAGAAGGCGAATCAGACGGGCAGATTGAACACTCAACCCTTGTAAACTTCGGGGGATCAATCAAGGCCCTCGAAAACGGCAAGATCGGAGGGTATTTAGTCCGGTATTCAGGCCCGAAAGACCCCGATTTGACAGGGGATTACTTCACGGCTGACACCAATTTCGGCATTCATAAGACCTTTCCCCTGCATTACGCGCATGGATTCGACAAGGCTATAAAGGCCACGCAGATCGGTATCGGTGAAGTTAAAGAGGACGATACGGGCCTATGGTTTGAGGCTCAGATAGAAGCGCGGGAAGGCTACAACGAAATGATAGCCGAACTCGTCGAAGCGGGCAAACTTTCTTACAGCTCCGGGGCGGTTGGTAACCTTGTAGAGCGTGAACAGAAAGGAAACGGCACGTATTGGGTAAAGACTTGGCCTATTGGGGAAGCATCCCTGACTCCGACGCCCGCAGAACCACGGAATATAGTAATGCCTGTCAAGTCAATATCAGACGGGCTTTTTATCACAAGGGAAGCGACTGAACCAGAGGCAAATACGGCAGAGGCAGACAGCAAATCTGCGCCGATTGCGGAGACGGAACTCTCTATATCCCATGAAAACAAAGTGGAAAACACAGAAAAAGAAAACGTGGACGCAACTCCTGCGCCGCAATTCGTCGGGGTCACAGCCGATGAGATCAAAGGTATTATCGATTCCAAGCTGGATGCTTTCAAAGAATCCCAGGAATCGACAAAAGCGACCGAGGTTAAGGTCCCTATTCAGGTTCCGGTTTCGGGTGCGTCTCCCTTGGTGATGCCTAAGTACGAAATGGGCGACTCACAGACAAAAGCGTTTGCCGCATGGCTCAAAACGGGTGATGTTGGCGCGGTTAAGTCGCTGATTACCGATGAGCAGGGCGGGCGCGAAGTTGTTTCCATCAAGGCTTCAAACGCAACGGATATGAATGTTGGTACAGCGGCAGACGGTGGAAATACCGTGACTGACGATATGTACGGGCAGATCATCCGTAAACGTGACGAAAGTTCATTGATTGGTCGCTTGCCAATTACGCAGTTCACATCAAGTGGAACGGTTTTGGACGTACCCCTTGATAATGAAGCGGACTCAGAGTTCGTGTCAACGAATGAGGCGTCTCAGTTTGACAACGATGCCCCGGCAATTGGTCAGTTGGTCCTCACAAAAGCCAAGTACACGAAACGCACATTGGTTTCATACGAGCTTCTGCAGGATACGTCAGCCGATGTGATGAGTTTTGTTACTGATCGCGTTGGTATTGGTTACGGGAAGACTCTCAACGATCTGATTATCACAGAAGTTGAAACGAACGGTACAGAGTTCAAGGTCTTTGCTTCGACTACGGCGATTGCATCAGGCGAACTGGAAGCGGTTGCATTGAATAACACCAATGCGTTCTATGTTGAAAACCCGGCGCAAGCCGCATGGGTAATGTCTCCGGCTACGTACGGCAATATCGCCCTTCTGGAAGATACTGCAAACCGTAGGTACTACCCGAACGAAGCAGGGACTGCAAGCCCTCGCGAGCTGTTCGGATCTCCGGTGATCTTCTCGAACAAGTGTGAAGCTGAAGGTTCAGGTAATAAGCCTGTTCTCTTTGGTGATTGGTCGCAGGTTGCCCTGTTGCTCGATCCTACACTTCAGTTCATGCGCGATCCTTACACAAGGGCTGACTATGGACAGGTACGCCTGATCTGGTATTTCCGCGCAGACGCGGGAACGCTTCAGGCCGATGGAATCGGGTACGGTAGAAACATCACGACCTAAACCAACTGACTGTGTGTGGCAAGGGGCTTCGGCCCCTGCCCGCATGGTTGTTTTTATATATGAGCCTAACACAAACCACGGCCCCCGCGTCAGAGCCTGTAACACTCGCGGAAGTAAAGGAGTGGCTACGCATGGTTTCGGGGGATACGTCGCAGGATACGACTCTAAACACGCTTATATCGGCGTGCAGAATCAAAGCAGAAAATTATACGGGTCGTTCATTTGTTGCCCGTACGTATACATGGGAATTGGACAGCAAAGAGGCAACAGGTACGATCTGGCTTCCGCGTCCTGATGTTACCAGTATTACGAGCCTGAAAACCTACGATTCAGACGGAAACCCCACAACCGTTACGTCAACCAATTACGAACTCGTAGAAGGGCTGTACCTCGTTCCCCGCAATGACGGATGGACGATAAGCCGCAAAGATAGGGCCGCACAAATAGTATACGTTGCCGGAAGTTACACCGATGAAACGGATACCCCCGCCGACATTAAGACCGCGATCATGCGGACGATTGCGACCCAGTACGAACTGAGAACAGATAGTATAACAGGATCAATTGCAAGCGATTTAACGCACGATGCAATGGAGATCCTTGATGATTATAAGTATTACAGGCCAATAAGCTAGTGAGGGGAGTTAAGGCCCTACATATCGGACAACTGAAGGCGTTCATGAGCCTGGAAGAAAACACCGTTACGGTTGACTCGGGCGGTGAACGATCCAACTCGTGGGCAGAGATTGATACGTTATTTGGGCGCATTGATACAGCAAGCGCGATGGAGCAAAGCCTAGCCGCACAGAACGGCCTTAGACTAACTCATAGTATTGCCGTACGATACCGCGAGGACTTTGGAACGGGGGATACGCGTCTATTGGGTAAGTACCGGCTCGTATATGACGGTAGAACCTTCGAGGTTCGCGGCGTTTCCGATCCCGATGAAGGCAAGCGTTTCTTGGTCCTAACGTGTTCGGAGGAATCATGAGCAAGAAGCCTCCTATATCAATGACGCTTGACCCTAAAAGCCTCACGGCGTTTAAGGCTAAGTTCGCCATGCTGTCAGCTACAACCAAAAGGGAAGTGGGCAAACAGGTGGCGGTGACGGGGATAAAAGTATTGGCGCAAGCCATGATAAACGTGCCCGTACAGACGGGTAACCTACAGGACTCTCTCAGGCACGACCATAACGAGAATAAGCCGGAGTCGATCGTACATACTCGCGTGGAATACGCCTACCCGGTGGAAGTTCGCAAGCCCTACCTGTTCCCCGCCGCTGAATCAGAGAGAACCCAGCACAATACGCGGATAGCGAAGGCCTTAAAGAAGGGGGTTAAATAATGAATAGCCCTTTAACACCTTTCAGGATCGGATCGGTTACGCGGATCGAAACCGTATTGACTGCCAACGGCATCACGGGGGATCGTGTATTTGTAGATCCAGAGGACGGACAAGCGTTGCCTTATGTAGAAATCAAATTTGCCACGCTAACCCGCCGCGAATCGAAGGATAACAATTTCACGGAAGCAACGATGACATTCAACGCGTGGGCAGATAGCCGCACCGGCGCTGAACTCGTCGCGGATTACGTATTGGAAGCGATGACGGATGACAGCAACCTCGTTTCTGTTACTGGCTTCAGCGTGTCAGAGAATAGACTTGACTTTATAGGCCCCGCAAGCGTAGAGGAGAACGAAGGCGGGAATGATAACCTGTACGCGGTCCCTGTACGTGTACGATACAGATTTATAGCCGACTGATGAGAAAAATAAGAATCGGCATAATGACTACGCTATGGAAACGGCATGATCTTGAAAAGATTGTGCTGTCATACTATTCAACGCTGGAGGTTGAAGGCGTTGAGATAGTAGGATTAGCGGCGGGAAGCGAAGGCGATAGCTCTCGGAACGTCGCAAAAGAGGCAGGATGGTACTACGTTTCGGCTCGGAATAAGCCACTAGGCGCAAAACATAATAAAGCACTTCACGCCATAAGCCAATTAGACCGAATCGACTGCGTAGTTATCATCGGATCTGATGACCTGTTGAACGCAAAATACTTTGAATATATCCGCGACAGGTTCAACGAAGGAATGGAGGCCGTAACCCTTGACGGGTGGTATATGCACCGGCTAGGAACGGATACCGTTACATATAAGACAGGGGCGACAACAGGCGCGGGCCGGATGCTGTCAATGGGCCTTATTAGGCGGCGCAATTTCAAGGCGTGGCCTGATGGACAAAACAGGATGCTAGACGGCTCCATGCACACGCCAATAATGCAGTACGCAAACCCGCGTATATACGTAGGCAAGCCCCATGAGAATGGCATAGTGTGCATAGATATTAAAAGCGATACGAATATGTGGAGCATTGCGGAAATGACCGACAAGCTCCAGCATAAACCAACAAAAGAGGAAGGCGCAAAGGCGTTTTTTGACAAACACTTTCCGGGCGTTCTGGATAAACTCAACACAATAAAACAAAAGGAAAATGGCTAAAAACTACTCAGGGCGCGACTTTCTTGTGTATGCAATGAACTCGGCCCCATCAAACGCACATATAGCGTCAGAATATACCCTTGTAGGCGCGTGTACCGATCTAAGTGTTACCCGTAGCCGGAACGCTATGGATGACTCCAATAAGGATGACGGAGACGAAACAAGCGTTATCGCTGGAAGGCGTAATAATACGATTTCCGGTACTTGTAATTGGGACCACACCGCGGACGCCGGACAGGCCATGTTCACAACGGCATATAATGCGAGCAACGGGCTGGTCTACTTCCTTATCACCTCGGCAACGTCCGGCGACCAGGAATTTCACGGGTCTGGTGTTTGTACTCAGGCTGACGTTTCATTTCCAGATGAAGGCATTTCAAGTCTTTCCTTTTCGGTTGCCGTAAACGGCGCTCTCACAGAAGTAGCAGGAACTTAATAAACAAAGAAACATGGCAAAGAATTACTCAGGGCGTGACCTATTACTTTATGCAAAGGCGACAGCCCCGTCCACAGCGACAACGGCAACGGATTACACGCTAGTTGGCGACCTTACCGACGTAAGTATTACCCGTAGCCGCAACGCTATTGATGACTCATCGAAGGACGATGGAGACGAAACAAGCGTTATTGCTGGTCGAAGGAATAACACGGTG